GTCATGATCGTGATGGATTGGGTTCAGAAGAGAATTATTTCTGGAAAACAGCAAAAGAAAGAAAAAAAGAAGAAGATTATGGAATAGAAGATTATGATAAATTACATCAGTAGGATAAATAAATCATTACGGAGATAAAAAATGGTCATCAAAATGGATAAATCAGAAGAATTTACTAAAACTGGTAAAAAATTGATCAGTGAGTATGATGCTGATGCTTATTTTGAGGAAAAAGAGGAGGAAAAACCTCAATTTTTAAAGGAAGGCGAATAAATAAACGTAATATTAAAAAACCCTTATAGATATATTAGGAAAAATATATCAAAATGAATGGCAGTTCAAATTTCTCGTGCATTTAAGGACATAAGTTTATCATTTACTCGGCATCCAGTTACAAATGACGTAACTGTGCTGAAAAATGAAGATGCAATTAAGAGATCAGTTGTTAATTTATGCCGAACACGCATTAATGATAGATTTTTTAACGACTTATTGGGTACATCAATCGAAGATTCGTTGTTTGAGACGAATTTAAATGACATTTCATCATTTTTAGAAAGAGAAATCACTGTTTTACTCAAAAACTTTGAACCAAGAATAAAACTAACAAATGTTTTAATTGATTCTATAGTTGATTCACATGAGTTACAGATAAGAATTGAGTATGAAATCGTGGGATTACCTTTTCCAGCACAAAATATCGAATTTTTACTTCAACCGACTAGGATATAATGTCATTTTCACAGTTTACTAACCTAGATTTTAATACTTTAAGGGCTCAAATCAAAAATTACTTGAGGTCAAACTCAAATTTTTCTGATTTTGACTTTGAGGGATCTAACTTTTCAATTTTAATTGATACTCTTGCGTATAATTCTTATATAACTTCATATAATACGAACATGGCTGTCAATGAATCATTCATTGATAGTGCTACTCTACGTGAAAATGTCGTATCACTAGCAAGAAACATTGGTTATATACCAAGATCCACAAAATCTGCTACTGCGGTAATAAATTTTACAGTAAATGCACCATCTGGAGCAAATATTATCAAATTGAACAAAGGTTTAGTTGCATTAGGGTCGGTTCAAGGGGGAAATTATGTATTTTCGATTCCAGATAACATCACTGTAACACCAAATAGTCAAGGAATTGCAAATTTTAATAATATTTCAATTTACGAAGGCACTTTTTTAACAAATACCTTCATTGTAGACAGTTCACAGACAAATCAAAGGTATATTTTACCAAATGCAAACATTGATACCTCTTCAATTCGTGTCGAAGTCGAAGAAAATGGATCAACTCTAACATATAACGCATATACTAACATTTTTGATGTAGATTCTGAGTCTCGATTGTTTCTTTTCCAAGAAATTGATGACGAAAGGTATCAAATCATGTTTGGTGACAATGTTTTAGGTCGAAAACCAGCGAATGGAGCTATAATTCGAGTCAGTTACATTGTTACAAATGGAATCGATGGTAATAATGCTACTAATTTCAACTTTGCTGGAAAATTAACATATATTGTTGGCGGTGTAGATAAAGCCATAACAAGTGGTATATCCCTTATAACGACCACACAGAAGTCAGAAAATGGTGATTCGATAGAATCTGTGGATAGCATAAAATACCTTGCTCCAAGGGTCTATGCGTCGCAGTACAGAGCAGTTACACCAAATGATTACAAGAGTCTGATACCATTTTTGTATCCAAATATTGACTCTGTGAGTGCGTATGGTGGGGAAGAACTTGATCCACCAGAATTTGGTAAAGTTTACATCACTGTTAAACCAAAGAACGGTGAATTTTTGTCTACTGTAGCCAAAGATCAAATTAAAAATGATTTAAAGAAATACACAGTAGCTGGTATTAAACAAGAATTTCTCGATTTAAAATATTTGTACGTTGAATTTAACTCAACAGTGTCTTTTGATAGTGGATTTATTTCTGATAAGTTAAATTTACAATCTCGAATATTATCTTCAATTGATACTTATGCTAAATCATCAGACATTAACTCCTTTGGTGGAAGATTAAAGTATAGTAAGTTACTAGCACAAATTGACCGAGTTGATACTGGAATAACTTCAAATATTACAACCTTAGTAATGAGAAGAGATATGAGACCTTTACTTAATCAATTAGCAACTTATGAAATATGTTACGGGAATAAGTTTCATGCCGATTTGGAAGGATATAATATTCGTTCCTCCGCATTTAAGATTGAAGGAGTTGATGGAGACATATATTTAACTGATTTTCCAAATAGCAACCAACTTACAGGAACCATTAAATTTTTTACAATTAATGAGAGCACAATTACTTTTATTAATAATAATGCAGGAATTGTAGATTATGTAAGGGGTGAAATAAATTTATTTCCAGTTAATATATCATCTACAACCATATCTGAAAAAATTGAAATTGAAGTTACTCCAGAATCTAATGATATCGTGGCAAAAGAGAATCTTTATATCGTGCTAGATACTAGGGGGAACAGTCAACTTAATTTATTAGAAGATGTTCTTGTTTCTGGATCTAATATATCAGGAACAAACTACGCACCACCATCTAGTTTTATTAGCAACAAAAAATATACAAGATAGCAGATGTCTGATAAAAAAGTTAAAATTTCAAATATTCTTGGTAGCCAAATACCAGATTTCATACAAGCAGATAATCCATTATTCATAGAGTTTTTAACTCAGTACTATGCATCTGAAGAACGTGAGTACGGAAACTCTTACTTGGCTGATCATATTTCATCTTTGAAAAAAATACCAACTGTTTCAGACATATCTTTAGTTGAAAAACAAACAGTTAATGTACCAAATACTGCATCTCCAGAATCACCAGTTCTTATATCATCTCTTTTATATGCATATGATGATGTAATTAATGTAAATCAAACAACTGGATTTCCAGAAAAATATGGATTACTGAAAATTGATAATGAAATCATTACATATACTGGAAAAACTGAAACTTCATTTACTGGATGTGTTCGAGGATTTAGTGGTATATCTGCAATTGAAACTGAGGGGAATCCTGAATTTTTAACTTTTAGTGATACAAACGCTGTATCACATGCTGCTAATTCAACTGTATTAAATTTAAGTTTTCTTTTCGTAACTCAATTTTATAAAAAATTTAGACGTAATTTTTTACCTGGTTTAGAGGGAAGAGATTTTGCTTACGGATTAAATGTAGAAAATATTTTATCGAGAGCAAGAGATTTTTACAGTTCAAAAGGAACAGATACTTCATTAAAAATACTTTTTCAGGTTTTATATGGTCAACAGGTTGATATTATTAAACCTTTTAATCAAACAATCATGCCATCAGAGGCTCAATATGATGTCTCAGACAATATCATAGTTGAAGTTTTATCTGGAAACCCTTTAAATTTAGTTGGTGTTAAAATATATCAAGACTCTTTTATTAATCCAACTGCAAGTGGTGCGGTATCAAATGTAAATACAAAATTTTTAGGAAACAGAAAATATTATGAAATATCTTTTTCAAAGGGAACAATAATTGACCAACTTAAAGTTTCTACAAAAACTAAAGTAATAGGAGCTGCCTCAACAACTGAAGTTTTGACAGTTGACTCCACCATAGGATTTGGAGAAACAGGTAATTTTTACTATCTTAATTCGGATAATTTATATACGTTAGCTGAGTATACTTCTAAATCTAGTAATCAATTCTTTGGTTGTACAGGTATTTCTAGACTTCTAACAGAATCTGAACCGATCATAGACAGTAATTTTATCTATGGATATGAAAATAATGATTTGACTAAAATATGCACAATGAGAATTGTAGGAACAATTTCTGGTGCATCTGATAATAAAAGTTTAACTAAGTATTTTGATTTTGATGATTTAATTAGAGTCAAACATTTAGGTGAAAAATATGATGTATCTGATAAAAAATTTAATACTTGGTTTTATAATAATATATCATATGTTGATGCTTTGGGACATGTAGCTGATGGAGACACCATTAATGATTCTGCTGCGGATAGAACATTTACAACATCAACAGAGCATTTTTTAAAAATAGGTGATAGAGTCGATATAATTTTTAAAGAGTCTGGTGTCAAATTTAGAGAAAATTCAGAAGTTAGTGTGGTCAATAATGATAAACAAATTCAAATAGATGGTGGAATTATAAACACTAAAATTATTAGTGGTGATTATGTAATTAAAAAAAGGTTAAATTATACGTCTTCAAATTTTGGAATTACTAATCTTCTTTCAAATATTCAAAATTCTTTTTCAGATAAAGATAAAAACACGTACGTTTCTTTTTCTGGATATCCATCGTTTGATACACAAACTACAAATAGATCACATAAATTTCAATCATCTGCGATTAATGCAAATACGATTACAATAAATGGTCATAATTTTATAAATGGTGAAAAAGTATATCTATCTCTTGCTTTAGATTCTGGACTCAGTGAGGGATCGAGCGGCTATTACTATGTAAATGTTATTGATAATAATAATTTTAAATTATCCACAAGTTATCCAAACTTATATAACAGCATTTTTGAACCAATTACGTGGAGTGGAGTTGGATCTGGAGAACACACTATAACACCTGCATCATTACACATTGGCAAAAAGTTAAGTAATCAAAATAATTTAAGAAGAATATATAAAAATCCACAAGTTTCAAAAAATAATTCAAGAATTACTGGTGCAATTGGTATTTCTTTAAATGGTGTGGAGTATCATTCACCAATTTCTAATGAATCTGTTTACTATGGACAAATTGATGAATTGCAAGTTACAAACTCTGGAGAAAATTTTGATGTTATAAATCCACCTACACTATCAATTACAGACAAAAATGGAACAAACTGTGAAACTATTGTTAATTTTTCTGGCCAACCAACAAAAGTAATTTTAAATAAACCAGGATTTGACTATTTGAATGTTCCTTCAGTAAGGATAGTTGGAGGAAATGGTATTGGAGCTGTTTGTGAAGCAAAAATGAGGGGGTCTAATTATAGTAGATCATATACTGATTTTAATGTAAATTTAACAACTAATAGAATTACAGGAGATCATAGATTTTCTGATGGTGAAGAAGTTAGATATATTGCAACTGGAACACCCATAGGAATTACCACTGGAGTAAATGTGGGATTCAATACTGATAGATTGACATCGGGGACATCATATTTCATTGCAAAATATGATGATAATTCATTTGGATTAGCAATTAATGAAGATAGAGCACTAACTAAAACAAATTTATTAGATTTATTTGATTTTGGAAACCAAATTCATACTTTTGAATCTCAAAAGATAAGAAATATAATTGATAGAATTGAAATAACAAATACGGGATCTTCATACGATAATCATCGTGTAGAAATAACATCACAACAATATCCACCAATAAATTTAAAAGATGTATTTAAAACATTTGTTGGTATAAACACTTTTAATGATTACATTCATGCTAAAAATCATAACTTTAAAAATGGTGATATTGTGGATTATGTTTGTAGTGGAACTGTCATATCTGGGTTATCAACTTCAATTCCATATCAAATTACAGTAATTGATAATGATAAATTTAAGTTAAGTAGTGCTGGAACAGCAACAACTATATCAAATACAAATTATGAAAGAAAAATATACGAAAAACTAAGTAGTGTTGGAGTTGGAACTCATACATTTAAATATCCTGATATTCGAATTGAAATTAATGGCCAAATTTCTGCAGGCACAACTTCTACAATTCCTGATTATTATAAAGCGTCAGCTGAGGTTGAAGTAAGAGGTGGATTAAAAAGTATTTTTGTAAAAAATGGTGGTGTTGGTTATGGAGTAACAAATATAATAAATTATTTAAAAAAACCAAAAATATCTTTACTAACTGGAAAAAATGCTTTTTTAACACCTAATGTTGTAAATGGTAAAGTAGAGAGTGTTTCTATCGGAAATGGTGGTTCTGAATATACAAGTCCACCAATACTTGAAGTTGTAGAAGTGGGTGAAACAATTAGAACTACTGGTGCAGTTGCTGAATTAAAAGCGATTGTTACTAATGGTAAAATAACAGATGTTAAGATAATTGAAAAGGGAAGTAGATATAACCCAAGCAACACAACAATAAGAGTTACGCCATCAGGATCTAAGTCAATCATAACAACTAAAATACATGAATGGAAAATAAATGCAGTAGAAAGATACGATCATGTTTTAACAGAAAATAATTCTCAATTTGTTCAAATAAATTCTGAATCATTAGACTACAATAATAAAATTTGTTCTTTTTACCCTGTTAAAAAATATCGTCGTTTACTTAGAGACAATATTGATTCCAATTTAATTGAATTTATAGATGGCCATTCAAAAGTAGTTGGATGGGCATATGATGGTAATCCAATTTATGGGCCAGTTGGTGTTAACACTGCTGGAATTACCACATACATGCAATCTAGTTATCAACTTGATATTGTTGCAGATTCTGGTTTGAGACCATCAACTTACCAAAATGGATATTTTATTCAGGATTATGTTTACAAAGGAAATGGTGATCTAGATGAGTTTAATGGAACCTTTTTGATAAATTCTGATTTTCCAGAGGGAACTTATGCTTATTTTTCAACTTTAAACGACACTAGTAAAAATCCATCTTTCCCTTATATTTCATTTCAACATCGTAATGCCACTGATAATTTTAATTATAATTTAAACAGTAAACAAGTAGATAAAGTAATCAATAATGGAGAATATAAAAGAAATGTAACTCATTTAGGTTTGAATGATGAGTTTAGAAGATATCCTGTTCTTAATGATTCTCTTGAATCAAATGCATTAGTCAAAATTGATGGAGTAAAAGACTCAAAAATTACAAAAGTCAACGTTGATGGATCTGGAACTGGATATAAAGTTAATGATAGAATTATTTTTAATGATCCTTCTATAACATCTAGTGTAGATCAAGTTATTGGTAAACAAATTGTATCTGTAGGAACCACTAATACAATTATCAATAATTTAATATTTTCAGTTCTTGATAATCAAGTAACAGGTTTTTCTACAATTCCACATGGACTATCTGCAGGAGATATTGTTGAAATATCTGGAATATCATCGACTCTTTACAAAAATATAGAGGGAGTAAAAACTATTGGTGTAACAACAACCACTGCTAGTTTATCTCAAGCTATTGGAGATGCAGGCACAACTGGAATTACAACATTTATAAGTCTTAGCTCTCCAACCTTAAATAGAAAATTTGAAGTTGATGATGTTTTCGAAATTGGATCAGAGCAATTTCTTGTAATAGATCATGATGATGTTAACAACAAATATAGAGTTAGAAGAGCTTACAATTCATCAGGAAACACCACTCATAGTGCTGGAGCGATAGTTAATAAGTTAGAAACTAAATTTACATATTCAATATCAAAAAAAGTAGAAAATATCAATGTTCAATTCCCTAAAATTGAGTATTTTGAAGGGACAAGTTCAATTGGTATAGGAACAACCACAACAAACGTAATTGTAGGAACCTCTGGTAGTTCATTTATTAATAAGTCTATTCCAGCAAAGGCAATATATTTACCAAATCACAAATTTGAAAATGGAGATGAAGTAAAATTAATTTCTATTGGATCAACTATTAATGCAACTAGAAATGCAGATTTATCTAATCCATTTGATTTATCAGACTTTGATAAACTTTTCTGCACTAGATTCAATTCAGAATTTATTGGTTTAGCTACTGAAAAAACAGGAATAGGAACTTTAGGTGTAAGTACAACATCACAGAATGTATTTTTTAAAGAGGTTTTGACCACAGGTGGTGATGATAATAAACTTGAATTACTTACTAATAACGTATTTGGATCTTTAAGAAAAGTCAATGGAACTGTTACTGTTGCAACATCTGCAACTACAGGTCAACATCATGCATTATCCGTTGGGGATGAGTTTGAGTTACATTTAACAACTAATAAAACACAAACATTCAATTTAAAATATAACGAAAGTATTCAAAAATTAGTTGTTAATCCTTTATCTTTCATAGATTCGGCAATTGGAATAGGGACAACCATGTCAACTATAACAATTAATGATCATGATTTTCAGACAGGAGATTTAATTGTTTATAATTCAACAACACCAGCAGATCCTTTAATAAATGATGGAGTTTACTATGTAATTAAAGAATCGAGAGATACCATAAGATTAGCAGAAAATGCTTATGATTTATCAATATTCCCATACAATTATATTGGAATTGGAACGACTGGAGGAACCAATCATGAAATATCAAAAATTAATCCAAAATTATCTTTCTATAAAAACAATACGGTAGAACTTGTAACCACCGATTCAAGTTTAGATGATTTTAGTATAGAATTTTATGAAGATAAAAATTTAAAATCAAAATACAATAGTAATTTAATTACTAAAACTAGTGATAAAATAACTATATCTGTAACTGATTCATTAGCACAGGAGTTTTTCTATAAGATTGAAGGTAAAAAAACTAATTTACATAAAACTTTATCTTTCCCTGTAGATGAAAGAGTTCCAAATCATTCACAAATAGTATTAGTCGAATCTAAATTTAATGATAAATTTAAAGTCACAGGAATTAGTTCTGACACATTTAAATTTAACGCTACTGGTATTGCTGAAACTACTTCATATACATCCACAGGCCTTTCAACATCATTCTATTCAACATCATCACTTAATGAAATTGGTGGAATACATTCTATAAATGTTTTAAATAAAGGATTTAATGTTAGAAAATTACCACTAATAACCTCAATAGGAACAACTGATGGTTTAAATTCAGTTTTAACTGTGCAATCAAATGATATTGGAAAAATAGAAAGTACTCAAGTTATTAATCAAGGTTTAGAATTTTCTCCTGATAATACTTTAAAACCAAAAGCAGATAGCAATGTACTTTTAAAACTAAAAAATGTATTAACTTTGGATAGTATAGGAATTACTTCAGGTGGAGTTAACTATACAAATCCACCAAGCGTATTAGTGATCGGGAAACCAAATATAATTGCACAAACAACTGTAAGTGGAACTTCAGTTAATAGTGTTAAAATTTTAACAAATGATAGTGGATTGTCTGAGGATGTTAGAATTATTCCAATTACAAATTCAAATGGAGTTGTTGTAACTGGTGCTGAAACAAACAGTCTTGGAACTGTAACTTTGTCGTTAAGGGCACCAAATCCAGAGTCTGGATCTGAAAGTGGATTTTATAATGCAGGTGGAGATTTTCCATTTGCAGTAAACGATGAAATATTTGTTGAAAATATTAAAACTACAGATAATCCAACGAATGGTGGTTATAATTCAAGTGATTATAATTACAGTTATTTTAAAGTAACTGGAATCGGAACTACAGGTGGTGGAGAATTTGTTAGTTACTCATTAGTTGGCCTTGGATCAACTGGTGGAACATATCAAGAAGATAATAATTTTGGTAGAGTTATAAAAAAAGATAACTTAGCGGTGTTTAAAGCAATTTTCAAAGAAACAGTATTTAGTGATGATGAAATAGTTAGAGTAGACGGTAAAAATGTTTCGGGAATAGTGGCTAGAAATGGTTGGGATCCAATTTCAGAAACTTTAAAAGTATTCAGCACTAATGGTGATTTTTCACCAAATGATAAGATATTGGGTTCTATAAGCAATAATAAAGGAACTGTAACGGAACAATTTAAATTTGATTTTGATTTGGATGTTGATAGTTTAGCTAACATCAATAATAGTTGGAAAACAAGTATTGGAAAACTGAATTCGGATATTCAAAAACTTCACGACAATGATTATTATCAGAGATTTTCTTATTCAATTAAGGGAGAAGTTCCATTTAATGTGTGGAAAGATTCTGTAGATAGTTTAGGTCATACTGCAGGTTTTAAAAATTTCTCTAATTTGGGAATTAATACAGTAGGAATACAAACTATAAAATCTGATTCTGAAGTGGTTTTAGATGTAGACGTTGATCAAGAGGCATCAGTGCATGAAAGATATTATTATGATATGGCCTCTGAGGATACTGATGATCCAGAATTATCAAAATTGATCGTATTAAAATCTAAAATTATAACTGACTATAACGAATCAAGGACAAATAAAGTACTTTTAATAGACGATATAAGTTCACAATTTACTGGAATTGTAACATCAACTGGCGGTGGTATAATTGGTACGACTAGTTTTAATGTTTTTGCAGATGGAAATTCATTATTCCATAGAGAATTTAATCCATCCACGGGAGTATCAACTGTAACATATAAAATAACTCTTCCGAAACATAATTTTAATACTGGTGAAGAGTTAGTATATAAACCACATTCTGGACAATCTCCCATTGGAATTGCAAATACATCTGATGTTAACGCTGGTGTGGCTGCAACAACATTATTACCATCAACTGTTTTTGTAATAAGAGAAGATCCAGATACAATTAAAGTTGCAATTTCTGCTACTTTTGCATCTGCTGGAATTGCAGTATCATTTACTAACGTAGTTGGAATAGCAAATACTAATACTCTTTCAGTTCCCTCAGAAAATGCCACTATCCGATCTTTAATAACCATTGATAACATAATTCAAAGTCCTATTGGTATTACAACTGCCATATCTGTAGGATTAACTACTGAAGTGGGAATATCAACTACAATTGTATTTTTAAATGATACTTCAGAAATTTCAGGTAAGTCATTATTTAAAATAGAAAATGAAATATTTAAAGTAAGTACTGTTGGTGTTGGAACAACTACTCTAAATGTTGAAAGAGGTCAAATGGGAACTGTTGCAGTGGCACATACAGTCGGTGCAGCAGTAACAGTAGTTAAAGGTGATTACAGAATAAATGAAGGTAAAATATACTTTTCTGAAGCACCATATGGGCCAACAGGAACTGTAGGAGTTACTTCATCTACTTTTTCTGGAAGAGCATATTACAGATTAACTTATGATACCAATAAAATTATTGATGATATATCAGATAGATTTGATGGATCTACTGATCAATTTAAGATGACAACAAATGGAAATGAATTGTTAGGAATTTCTAGTAGTTTTGGTGCAATATTAATTAATAATATATTCCAAAAACCTTTTTTTGGAGATGTCGGTGACATTAACAAATCTGATTATCAAATAATTGGAGCAGGAAGTTCGATTGATTTTACAGGAACATCAGCAAATAAAGATTTGCCTAAAGGGGGTATTATTAATGAATTTGATGTAGGAATTGGTTCTGGATATCAAGTTCCCAAAAAAGCAATACTAACTGCTGTTGTTTCAGCAGGTGGAACAATACAATCTGTAGGAATAGCTAGTGGTGGTGCTGGTTACTTGTCCAATCCTTTGGTATCAGTGAGTTCTACAACTGGAGTTGGTGCTGCAATATCCGCATTTGTAACTGCTGGCATAGTTACAGATGTCACAATTGCAAATGAAGGTTCAGGTTATGCACAAGGTGGAATTTCAACAGGAATAAATTTTGTAACAGTTGAACCCCCAAGTCCATATAAAAATATCCCACTATCTGGTGGAAATGGGTCTGGTGCAACAATGGATGTGGTTGTTGGAACTGGTGGTAGTATATTATCCTTTGATATTGCAAATCGTGGTATTGGATATGAAATAGGAGACAAATTAGATCTAACCACACTACCATTCCAAGTGGGAATTGGAACAAGTGCCTTTAATATAACTGTAAAAAATAAATTCCAAGATAAATTTGCAGGATGGTGTTTTGGCCAATTATTAGAACTTGATGATTTTAGTATTCAGTTTAATGGATCTAGAAAATCATTTTTAATAACTCGTACAATTAAAGATAAAGAATACTATAGTATAGTCGCTCAAGAAGGATCAGGAATTATTCTACAAAATAATCTCTTGATATTCATTAATGATATTTTACAGAGACCAGGCATTGATTATGAATTTGAAGGTGGAACTAGAATAACATTTAAAGAACCACCAAAACCAGGTAGTTTATTTAAAATGTATTTTTATACTGGTTCTACATCTGATTTTGTTGAGGTAGATGTTGACGAAACAATAAAACCAGGTGATGAATTGAGATTACACTATTTTAATCAAAGTAATGTAAATTCTAGTATTTCTTCTGGAATTAGAACTGAATCCGTAATTACATTAGAAAAAAAATCTGAGCAAGATAATAGAGTGGTTTATGAATTAATAGCAGCAGATACAGTGGAAACCACAACATATTCTGGAGTTGGTATATCCACTAATGCGGATTTTGCTCGACCAATGATGTGGAGAAAACAAACACAAGATTTAATAATAGATGGAGTAAGCATATCAAAAGAGAGAAATTACTTAGAACCAGATATAGTACCAACAACAGGAATAATTAAATCAATTTCACCAACTGATAGCAAAATTTATGTTAAAGACTCTTGGATGTTTAAAAAAATTGATGACTTAGGACAAACTCTGAATAATATAAACATAGTTGGTTTGGGGACAACTGCTGTTGTTGAGACAATCGAGAAAGTTACATATGAAGGTGATTATGGAGTTGTCGTTGGGATTGGAACGAGTGCTGTTGGTATTAACACAACTAAGCCTGCGTTATTCTTTGAAATTATACCACACGAAAACATATATGATCCAGACGGTATACCAAATGGTTCTGAAGAGGATAAAAGATCTAAATCTGGGATTTCTACTGGTGACTATTTTGTAATTAACAATACCTTCATAGGAAATGGAATTACTGGAATAAGAACTACATCTTCAGGCCCAGAAACTGTAGGTGTTGGAAATAGTTTCTTAAATAATGTTTATTTTGCTGAAGATTATGTTTCTGTTGGATCTTCCATGATAAGAGTTTTCGCAAATGTTGACTCTATTGCAGGTATAGATACAACAACACTAACAACTAAAGTTAAATATGGAACTTATAGTTGGGGTTCAATTAATGTATCCAGAAGTGCCAATTCAAAATCATTTACTTTCCATAATCAAAATGGAGTTGTTGGAATTGAGACCTCAGCTCAAGTGATAAGAACTATACCAATCAAAACTTCTTATACATAACAGGTATAAATAATCAAAAATGTAAGTATCAATGCCCGCAATAATCACTGACCAATATCGTATATTAAACGCAGAAACTTTTATAGACAGTTTTGTAGGTATTGGCACGACTGGAAATAACAACTATTATACTTTTTTGGCACATCCAAATCCTAAGAATATTGGAGTTAAAAATTATGGATTTGCAGACTGGGGAAGCCCTGTTCCAAATCCTGTAGATGCATTTTCTCAAGAAAGTTTTTATTATGACAGTATGCTTTTCTTAAAAAAAGTGACTTCAGATGATGTTAGAAGAGTTATACCTAGATTAAATTGGCAAACGGGAACGATATATGACATGTATAGAAATAATTATTCTGGAAAGAATGATTATATTGATGAAAATTTAACACCTCAAACTAAATCAACAAGTTTGTATTCATCAAATTATTATGTAGTAACGTCAGAATTCAGGGTATATCTTTGCATTAATAATGGATCGGATCCAGATAATCCAAACGGAAAAAAATCAATAGCGGAACCAACTCATACAAATACTGCACCTCAAGATGCTGGAGATGGATCAGATGGGTATAAGTGGAAATATTTGTATAGTATATCACCATCAGATATTGTCAAATTTGTAACAACAAAATATGTCCCTCTTCCTAAAAAGTGGGGAGATGCAACCAATGAGAATATTAAAAATGCAGCTGTAGACGGAGAAATTCAAACTGTAATAATTAAAAATGGTGGAACTGGTATTTCTGTAGGAACCACTGATTCTGGAACAGTTTCTCAAATACCAATTAGTGGGGATGGAACTGGTGGATCTGCAACTGTTGATATCCAAGGAGGAACAGTACAGTCAATATCAATCGTTGGTGGGTCTAATTATACTCATGGACAAGTTAGATTTATAACAGGTGATTATACTGATGGTGCTGGAAATAATGTTGTTCTTGGAGTTCCTGCTTCAAGTACAGATCAACCAAAATTTGAAGTTATAATACCTCCAAAAGGGGGTCACGGTGCTGATATATATCGTGAATTAGGCGGATTTAGAGTTATGCTATATTCAAAATTTGATAATAATGTTGATGATTCCCCAGATTATGCTGTTGGTGTTGATTTTTCTCGTGTTGGTATAGTTAAAAACCCTCTCGAAAAGAATGGAACTACCCTTCTAAATAGTACGACTGCTACAAATCTCAAGGCTTTAGCATTAACAAGTGCTACAACTGGAGTAACTACAACTTCTGCAGTTACTTATTCTGTTAATAGTTTAATTAAACAGACAATTTCAACCGCAGGAATTGGATCTACAGCTGTCGGATATGTTGCTTCTTGGAATCCAGATACTGGTATTTTGAAATATTATCAACCAGTTGGTTTTTCAACATTATCAGATTATTCATACAAACAACTTGATTTTGTTGGAACAAGCACTGCTCCTATAGTTAATGCTGGTACTTCAGGAGATTTGGTTATTAACAGTTCCTTTAATAATGATTCAGTTCAAATTGCAAGCGGAACAAAAATTGCTTTGGGTCAAACATTTGTTTCTGGAAAAGCAGATGCAGATGTTAAAAAATACTCTGGTGATATAATTTATATTGATAATAGATCACCAGTAACAAGATCGTCTTCACAAAAAGAAGAAGTAAAAATAGTCATAGAGTTCTAAAAAGATGCCACAAAATACCAATTTAAATGTTTCTCCTTACTTTGATGATTTTGTAGATAGTAAAAACTATCAGAAAGTCTTATTTAAACCAGGATTTCCAGTTCAAGCAAGAGAATTAACCACACTTCAGTCAATTCTTCAAAATCAAATTGAAAAATTTGGACAACACTTCTTTAAAGAAGGTTCAATGATAATTCCTGGTGGAACCTCTTATGATAATCAGTATCACGCAGTAAAAATAGATCCAAATTTCTTAAATATTCCAGTTAGTAGTTACACAAAAGTTTTAGTAGATAATAATATAAAGATAAAGGGAGAGACATCTGGTGTTGAAGCTACTGTAGTTAATAGAATATTATCTTCAGAATCAATTGATGAGTTTGATACTCTATATGTAAAGTATACAAAATCAGGAACAGATGGGACAACTAAAGTTTTTATAGATGGAGAAAATTTAATAACACTTTCAGATATAAGTTATCTCAATACAAGTATTGCAGCAAATAGTCAATTCGCAAGAACTATCGTATCTAATTCAACATCTATTGGATCTGCATTTTCTGTGAGTGAAGGTGTCTATTTTATTCGTGGATTTTTTGTAAAAAATGTTTCTTCAACAGTTATATTAGATCAATATACAAATACTCCTAGTTATAGGGTTGGATTTTTATTGAAAGAAGAAACATTAGGGCCTTCATCTGTTAATTCTGATTTATATGATAACGCAAAAGGATTTTCAAATGAAGCTGCACCTGGAGCAGATAGATTTAAATTATCAGTAGTTTTACATAGAAAACTTTTAACAGATACGAATGATAGTGATTTTGTTGAATTGTTAAGAGTAGAAAATGGTGTTGTAAAAGAAATAGTAACTAGAACTGAATATAATATTTTTGCAGAAGAGTTAGCGAGAAGAACATATGATGAGTCTGGAGATTATTACATCAAACCATTTTCTATCGATATTAGAGAATCTTTAAATGATAGAATTGGTAATAGAGGGATATACTTTGATACTCAACAAACTCAAAATGGAAATACACCAGCAGAAGATATAATCAGTTTACAAGTTTCTTCAGGAAAGGCATATGTCAGAGGTTACGAGGTAGATAAAATATCCACATCATCCATTGATGTTTTGAAACCAAGAACAACTAAATTAGTTGAAAATCAGAGTGTTCCAATCAGAATGGGTAAATCCATAGAGGTTACTAACGTAGCTGGTTCACCAGATATTGATTTTTCAACTAATGTAACTAAACAAGTTTCTTTTATACGTAATCGATTAACTAACTTGAAAGCTGCTAGTGTTGGAGCATTTGATGTAGATGATAGAGTAGGAACTGCAAAAGTTTATGATTATAAACAAAAAACCACATCAGGAATAGCAGTTACGACCTATAATTTATCACTTTACGATGTTCAACTTTATACACGTCTCACAATTACAAAAACTATTGATGTCCCAACTGGATTAACTTATGGTTCATATACTCGTGTAGAGGGAAAATACAGTGGTGCAGTTGGATATTCAGTATCTACAGTAACAGGTACAACTGTGTTAGTTCTTACTGATGTTACAGGGCAATTTCAACTTAATGAGCCATTAATAATTAATGGCATTACTGAAGGTAATAGCATATCTGCGATAGAAGATAATACTTTTGAGGACATTAAAGCAGTTCATAGTTTTGATGGGTTAGGAACTGGTAATACATCTTTTGCTGCAAACACAGTTTTAAGTACTACAAAAAAAGCATTTCCTGAAAGTATTGAATTTACTATAAGTGGTGGTAACACACTAAAGTCTCCTCAAATCGCTGATTTTAGAAGTCAAGTAAAGATTGGTGACATCATCACATATGGAACATCAGGACAGGAAGTTCCTACGTTTAATAAAGTAACATCAGTTGTTCAAAATCAAGTAGGTCTTGCAGCAGTTGCAGATGTAACTGATGTCTGTGATGGTAGTGTAAACAATAGCACAATATCTGGTTTGAATGTTCTAATTCCAACTTTAAATGAAACAGATGATCCTGGTTTTAGAGTTAAATTAGCAGACAAATATATCTCATCAATGAATGTTTTGGATAGTTCTTATATTATCAGAAAAAAAATAAGTAAAACTTTTACTAACAATTCAGTTCAATTTAATATTAGTGACATCACAACTGGTGACACTTCTAATCTTTTCTTTGAACCTTTTAGCACATCAAATTATGTATTAGAACTTGATAATGATGTTGAAAAACTCTTAGATCCAATGGTAAGTGTAGATTCAGGATTACAGCAAGTTACAATCTCTGGTTTATCTGGGCCTGCTACCAGCAGAACTGCAAATCTCGTAGTAGCAGTCAGAAGAAGTAAACTAGCATCAAAAGAAAAATCACTCACAAGATGTAGTAATTTGATTGTAGATAGATCAGAGTCAGTTGGTTCTGGAACAACTATTGATGGATTAACTACAAACACAGTTTATGGAACAAGAGTTCAAGATAAGGAATTATCATTAGACGTTCCAGAAGTAACTCGTGTTTTAGCAGTTCTTGAATCAAATGATAATAACGCTCCAGATTTACCATTAATTGGTGTTACAAATCAGAGTGATACCTTTACCAATAATGTCGTTGTTGGTGAGCAGTTTATTGGAGGAACATCAGGTGCAGTTGCTCGTGTAGTTGTGGTACAAGCGACTCAGTTGTCTTTTGTTTATGAAAACGAAAATATATTCGAAATTGGAGAAAACATCTCTCTGAAGACTTCTGGTATCTTTGCTACAATAACTGGATTAACACCTGGTGATAGAAATATACTTAAAAATTATGATCTAGATAATGGTCAAAGAATGGAATTTGCAGATTTTTCTAGACTTATACGAAAAGTTGATTCAGAAAAACCAGCTCGTCAATTGAGAATTATATTTGATCATCTTGTAAATGATGAAACGTCAGGAAATGTAGAAACAGTAAACAGTTACAATACTCTTGATTACTCAAAAGATATTCCTTATGTATTTGATAGTTGGGCCTCAGATTATCTTGATTTTAGACCAAGAGTAAGTCCTTACGATAGATCTGGTTCTACTGTTTCACCATTTTCAAACACATCTAGAAATTTTAGCACATCAAATTCTGATAATGTAGTTTCAGGTAAAACGGTTGTTGTTGATTACTCATATTATCAAGGAAGAGTTGATAGGTTATATTTAACAAAGGATGCTGTTTTTGATGTAAAAGAAGGTAGGCCATCAAGAGTCCCAAAGGCACCAGTGCATAATCAAGGTGCTTTTCAGGTGGCAACAATCAAATATCCTCCTTATGTTCGTCATGCTTCTGAAGTGTTAACAAAAACCGTTCCTCATAAGAGATATACAATGAGGGATATTGGTAGTCTTGAAAATAGAATTAAAAATTTAGAAAATTATACAACACTATCATTATTAGAAACTGACACTAAAAATTTATCAGTAAAAGATCCAAATACTGGATTAGATAAATTTAAATCTGGTTTCTTTGTTGATAATTTTAGAAATCACAACTCCCACAATTTAATTGGGGAATCTAAATTTGATATTGATATTGAAAATGGTGAATGCAGACCAAGATCAACGGAAAGAAATGTTGGATTAGTATTTGAAACTGTTACGACTCAATCAAGTCCAAGCATTGCAGATTACAAGTTTGCTAGTGATTTTAGTGACTCTAATATTGTTAGAGGTGGAGCTGCTTTAACTTTAAACTACAGTGAAGTAATATTCATAAATCAAAAAAATGCAACAAGAACAGAAAACTTAAATCCATTTCTTGTAGATGTTTTTGTTGGATCAATTGAGTTAGTTCCTAGTTCTGATTTTTGGATTGAAGAAATTCCTTTGACTCCTCAAAATGTTGAAATAGATTCTGCATTTGATGCTATAGCACAATTACTAGGTGTTGAAGATCGTGAAAACGGTGGAATGGCATCTAGTTTCTGGAATTCACATGAACAAACTTGGAATGGAAGGGATAGTGCTACGCTCATTGGAGAAGAAGTTATTGGAAGACAAGTTATTTCTTCAAGTGCAAGTAGTGATACTGATGTAAATCAACAGGGAAACACTACAACTACCACTGTTACCACCACTACTACCACTGATATACAAAATACAATTCAACAAACATTTGAGGAAACAGGAGTAGAAAAAACATTTAATCTCGAATTATCTTCAAATGAGCAAGTGATTGATTTAGGAACTAAAGTTGTAGGTATTGAAGTTCTTTATAATATAAGATCAAGAAATATTGAAGTAAGTGTAAAAAGAGTAAAACCAAATACGAGATACTACGTATTCATGGAAAATACAGATTTAACTCAATATGCAGTTCCTAAGTATCTTCCAATTTCAATGGATAGGGGAACATTTTCGGTTAATGATATAGTTCAAAGTTCAAATAGTATAACTTCTACAAATGCTAGTATTAAATTTAGAGTTGCATCACCAAACCACAAATCAGGGCCATATAATAATCCAGATGATCTTGTCACTATTTTACCTTACCCAAATATAACAGTTCCAACTGCATATTCAAGTACGAGTGAAATATTAAATGTCGATACTGCTGATTTAGCTTTAGAAAATAATATCGATAACATTGGGTGGGTCAGAAAAGGTATGAAACTTGTAAATTCAGCAGGAACAGCAGAAGCAACTGTTGGAGATTTAGCACTGTTTAGTGATGATAAGGGAGATTTAATATTCTCGTTACATATTCCAGATCCAAAAATTTCAGGAAATCCTTTATTTACTACTGGTAGTAATACTGTAAGGGTAACAACAAGTGCAACTAATGCAAGTATATTAGATCCTGGTTCTAGTTCTGCAGAAACAGAATACATAGCAAGTGGATATCAGACTAATACTCAAGAACAAACATTATCAATCAAAACACCTCAAATTGAAAGGGTACAGATTGGAACGACTGATATATCCAGAACATTTAACGAAGAAAGAACTGAAGTAGTAACAAATGTAGATATTGATGTTCAAACAAGTGTTGAAGTTGAAGATAGTGATCCATTAGCACAATCATTTTTAGTTGATGAAAAGGTTCATAAAGATGGTATTTTCATAACTAGCGGAGAGTTATTTTTCAAAACAAAAGATGATTCTGTTCCAGTAACTGTTCAAATTAGAACAATGAGAGATGGAACACCAACAAAGACAGTTGTGCCATTTGGTGAAACTAAGATAAATCCAGAAGTTGTATTTACTTCTGATGATGGTAGTGCTGCTACTCCATTTAAGTTTAAATCTCCAGTTTATTTACAAAGTGGATATGAATATGCCATAGTATTAATGGCACCAGCCACATTAAATTATTTGGCATTTATTAATAGAATGGGTGAAAGTGATTTAATTACTCAAGGATTGAACAGTACTCAACCAACTCTTGGGTCATTATTCAAATCACAAAACAATAGCACTTGGACACCAAGTCAATATGAGGATCTTAAATTTAAACTTAACAAAGCTAACTTTGTTACAAACACCCCATCAAGTGTTTTACTTTACAATAGTGAATTACCTCTTGGTAAAATTAAAAAAACTAATCCAGTTGTTGGATTTTCAAAAAGAGTTAGTATTAAGTTAAGCACTCCATCTACAGTAACTCTCTCAGCAGGTGATGAAATTCAACAAACAATTAGTGGAGTAGTACACACAGGAAGAATATTTAAAACTGGTGGGCCTTTAGAAACAGGAAATAATAAATTAACTATCATATCAAATACTGGTATCGGATTGACAGATGGAGCATTTACTGGCATTGGATTTACATCATTAACTGGAGATGGTTC